CTGCTGCCAATCCAGCGGCGGCGGCAAAGGTTGCCCAAATGCCGGCAGAGGCAGCATTTCCTCGCACCCGCAAAGCAGCGGGGTGAGGCCAGTGAAATCGCTGCAAACGTCCACCGCCACCTGCAACAGATTGGTCAGCGTGGTGTCGCTTTGTGTGGTAGTAATGCCAAGCCAATCCTTGAGTTCGGCCAGCGCGTCCGGCGGCAGAACCGCAGGGCTTGTGATAACCCGCATCATGGCGGTCTCCGTGGGAATGGGGTAAATAAAAGGCGCCCGCGCCGCAGCAGAGGGGAAAACAGCGACGCGGGCGCACGGGTGCCGCCGGGGAAGGGGGCACCCCGGCGACAAAGTCATTCGAATTCGGTGGAAGGCGCTGCGACAACGCCCTCTACAATCAGCGCAACTTAAGCAGCCGCAATGGTCAGCAGCTTGATCGCGCTGCTATCCAGCACCTGCCCGCCCAAACGCTTCGTCGCGTAGAAATTGACGAAGGGCTTGTTCGAATAAGGATCGCGCAGGATGCGGGTGCCAAAACGCTCTGTGATCAGATAGCCGTTCTGGAAGTTACCGAATGCGATCGGAGTGGTGCCCGCCGCGATATTCGGCATGTCGGCGGCCTCGATCACTGGATAGCCCAGCAGGCGGTCAGGCTGCTTGTCCATGATGCCCGGCTGCCACAGGTAATCACCGACGGTATCCTTCAGCTTGCGGATCTGCGCCAGGGTGCTGGCATTCATCACCCATACCGCGCCCTGACGGTGGCCGGGGTTCAGGTTCATTACCATGTCGATCAGGTGCAGATCGGGTGACGAGTCGAAACCCGCCGCATTGCCGCTGGCGACATATTGCAGCGTGCCGAACGGACGCCCATTGAGGTCACCCGCCTCGCTGGTGGGCGCGGCAAGGAAGCCCGACGGCTGATTGACACCCGTGCCATTGACGAAGGCGGCACCCTCGGCGCGGGCGAATTCGCGGGCGACTTCCTCGGCAAGCCATGCTTCAAGATCAAAGAAGCTGTCATCGAGCATCTGCTGGCTGGCCGAAGGGTTGGCGTAAAGTTCGCCGTGCGGGGGGATGATTTCGGCAAAGGTCGGCTCGGCGGTTTCAAGGCGGGCCGCCGTTTCGCTCACCCAGCCAGAGGCGGTGCCGCCCAGCGAGATCAGCTTGCGATAATCCGACGTGCTGGTCTGAACCACTTGCGCGATGGAGCGGATCGGGCTGATCCGCAGCAACACTTCCGAGATCCGTTTGTCGAGTTCGGTCGGCACCGCATAGCCACCGGTGGCCGGCGAGCCAATGTTCATCGATTTCAGCTCGGTTTCGCGCCCGGCACGCAGATAAATCGAAATGCGGTTTGGGGGGAGAGTTCAGACGCGGTGTGGATTGGCCGGCGGTTCGCTGGAGGCGGGGTTCACCGTGGGATCAGCACCATCGGAGTTGCCTGTGCCCAAGGGAGCAGGCTCATCATTGCAACCTACGCATTCATCGCCGTCATTGTCGGCGCCGCCGGTGGGATCGACCTTGCCGGTAAAAGGCGAGGTCTGGAAGGGCTGGGGTGCAGCGCCAGCCGCGTGTGGGTGATGGGGAGGGGTATTGTTCATGCATGTACCTTTCGTGGGGTAGGTGGGTTTTGAGGGGGATGTCAGGTGACGAGGTGGACCCTCGCGCCGTGCTGCATCGGGTGGGTGACTAGGCTCACCTCGAACAGATCGACATCTTTCAACTCGCGGCCTTTCTCGTCGCGGGTGAAGGCGCGGGCGCGGTATCCAAAGGACAGCCCGGTGACTTTGCCCGCCTTCAGCGCGGCTGCGGCGCCGCCGGCGGGGTTATCGATGCTGGCGACCACGCGCAGGCCCCGATCATCCTCACCGGCCTGCTCGACCCAGCCGATACGCAAGTCCGGCTGATGCTGCCAATAGAGCGGCAAGGGCCCCTGCGCGCCGCGTTGCCGCTCGCTGAGGGTGCGGGCAAAAGCGCCGGGGCGGATGGTGTCGCGTCCAGCATCGCGCTTGTCGAACAAGGCGGCGTAACCGGCAAAGCGCAGGCAATCGCCGGCTTCAGTTTCGGCGTTTGTTGCGGTCATCGCAGCACCTCCGCGACATTTGGCATCACATCGGCGCGCCACGCGCCCAGCCGCCACATCATCGTCACCAGCAGCAGCGCCAAAATCCCGCGCACCACCCAGTCAATCACCGCCCGCCACGCGCTTTCCTTGGCATCACGCCAGGCCCGCAGCAGTTCGCGCAGCTCCTTCAGGTCATCACTGGCGCCGGCCTCGTCCAGCCCCATGCGTGCCAGCGTCCGCGCTGAGCCCATCTCGCTCGCCTCCTCGACGATGGCGCGCAAGGACACGAGATCGCCGCCGTTGCCCACCTCCTGCGCGATGAGGTGCGCCAGCATGTCCTCCCTGAGAGGTCCGGGGCGCAGCAGACCGGCGCGAGTTGGTTCAGGCCGCGTCATTCGGGCAACTCTGCGATGGCGGGGTCAATCGTCGCCGGGGTTTCCAGCGGAGGCAGGCCCAGCATGGCACGTTTTTCTTCGTCCTTCAGGAAGGTCGCGGTGTTCACCTGTGTCCACAGCGCCTGCCGATCCTCCGCCATTTCGGGCACCTTGTTGATGTCGATGCCCAGCGGCGCATCGGGGAACCAAGTGGCCAGCCCCTCGCCGATGGCGGCAAAGATCTTGGCGCCCAGCGGCAGCAAAGTCAGTCGCCACAAGGCCCGGTTCGCCTCGCGGTAATTGCTGTAGGTGGCATCCCCCGGCAGCCCCAGCAGCATCGGCGGCACCCCAAAGGCCAACGCGATATCGCGCGCCGCCGCCGCTTTCAGATTGGCGAAATCCATATCGGCGGGGCTCATGGACAGCGATTGCCACTTCAAGCCGCCCTCCAGCAGCATCGGGCGGCCAGCGTTGCCCGTGCCCGAAAAGGCCACCGAAAGCTCCTCCTTGAGACGCGCAAACTGGTCCGCCGTCAGACCAATCGTATTGCCCGCATCATAAACCAGGGCGCCAGAAGGCCGCGCGGCGTTCTCCAGCAGCGTGCGGTTCCAGCGCGCGGCGGCGTTATGCGTGGCAATCGCCTGATCGGCAGCGCCCAGACACCCGGCTCCGTAATGGTCATCGCCCGGATGAAACCCGCGAATGTGAATAAAATTGGGCGAGGCGTCACTGTCCAGCAGCGGCACCTGCAACACCTGTTCGCCCACCCGATAGGTAAGGCCTGTCGGCCAACCATCGGGGCCGGGTACCAGCGTCACCCGTTCGGGGCGCAGCGCGAACAGCTCCACCGGAAACCCGCTGGCATCCTTCAGGATCTGCACATAGGCATTGCCATGCAGCAACAGCTGGCTGGTCAGCGTTTCCAGCAAGGATTGTCCCGCGCTGGTCGCCTTGACCAGATCGAGCAGCAGCGGATCGGTATGCAGCAAATGCGCGCCCGCCAGACCGTCGGCAATCAGGCGCACCGCACGATGCGCCACCGGGTTTTCCAGATAGGCGCGCTTCACCGCAATGGCATATTCAAACGGGGCCTGCCCGCCCGGATCGGTGAAAATCCAGGGCGACATATAGCTGCGCGCCAGAGGCACCCGGTTGCCTGTGCCCTTGAATGCGCCCGAAAGCGAGGAAGTGAGCGTTGACAGGAAGGACATGGAGGGCCTTTCGCAAAGGGTTGGTTCAAAAATCAAAGATCGAGCCGCACGCGCGGTTCAGGACGGCGCTGCAGCATCAGTTCGGTCAGCGCCCAGACACAGGCGTCGGCGCGGTCGGGCGATCTGCCCGGCCCGTGGTAATCACCGCCGGCGATCAGCCCGCAAAGCTGGTCTTCCAACTGCGGAAATTGCCCGGAATGACGAACCTTCCCCGCCTCATAATGCGCGGCGACGGGTTCGGCGCGGGCCGCTTTGCCAACACGGGCATGCACCAACCGTATTGGCAAATTCACGTCCGCCGCGCGCAGCACGCTTTCCACCATCGCGCCGCCCTGATTGGCCTCGGCAACGACACGGTCGGCGGACCATACTTGCGCGGCCTCGGCGACAGCGCGGGCCCAGCGTTCGGGGCTGGCCTTCATCACGGTGGCATCAGCCAGCACGCGGGCGATGCCATCTTCACCCAACGCGGCAACAATTATCCCGCACGAATCTCCCGTTGCCGAGGCAGGTGGATCAACCGCCACAACGGTTCGTGCGCGGGGCGCGTCTGGCCCGATCTCGCGGCAGAGTTCGAGCATGGCGCGCGTCCACAGCGCACCTTCGCGATCCGCGATCAGTTCGCCATCGAGTTCCTGCCGCGCCAATTGCGACTTTCCGAATTCGCGCCGAATATCGCGAAGAAACCGTTTTGGTAAATTTATCAGATTATCTTCGGTGCGGCCATGGGTGATAATGGCCTCATCGTCCTCCAATAAACGCAGCAATAATGGCACCGCGCGCGGTGTAGTGGTGGTCACCACACGAGGCATCTCGCCAATCCGCAAACCCAGCAAGAGATTGTTCCAACTTTGCGTCGCGCGACCTCCAGTATTATCCCATTTGGCAATTTCATCGCACCAACCATGGCTATGCTGCGGCCCTCGCAGGCTGTCCGGTTCACCCGCAGAATACAAAGTGGCCTGTGCGCCATTGGGCCAGGTCAAACGTCGCAAAGAAGGCTCAAAACGCGGCCGTCGGCGCGGCGGGCCCAGGCTCAGCAGCCCGCTCTCACCTTCCACCATAACGCTGCGCACCTCGCCCAGCGACGATCCCACCAAAGCGATCCGCGCATCAGGGTTCGCGGCGGCGACACTGCGAACCCATTCGGCGCCGGCGCGGGTTTTGCCAAACCCGCGCCCGGCCATCACCAGCCAGATCCGCCAGTCACCCTTGGGAGGCAGTTGCTCTTTTCTGGCCCACAACCGCCAGTGATGCGCGAATTCGCGGCGCTCCGCGTCACTCAACACCGCCAACTGTGCGAGGCGTTCGTCGCTGGGCAAATCCAGCAACCAATCGAGGCGTCGCCCCCTGCCAATCGGCGCCATCAGGCAGCGCCGCCGTCGTCATGATGTTCGCGCGCGGCCAGTGACCGTTCGCGCATCCTGTCGATCTTGGCGTTGATCGAGGCGAGGATGGCATCCGCATCTTCGTCGTCGCGGATCGCTCTTTCGCGCGCCACCGATTCGCGGTGTGCGGTCAGCAAACGCAGCGAGGTGGCGTTATCGAAGGCGCGCACGCCTTTTTTGGCACCGGCTGCGGGGCGAAGCTCTCCGCTGCGCAACCGGGCCAACAGGTCGAATTCAAGGTTATCATAGCCTTCGCACAATGCGATCTGCCACTTGCGATAGAACTCGGCATCAAGGCGGCGCAATTCGTAAACGGTGGAGGTGGCGACTTTGGCCTTGCGGGCCGCCGCGGTAACGTTGGATGTTTCGGCGAGGTGGCCGAGAAAAACCCGGCACCATTTCGCCTTGGAAGAACGCCGAGCAGATGTCTTGGACGCAGCCTTTGCAGGCGCACGCCGAGGAGACAGGGGGGTGACCGCCAT